CTTCCCCTCTAGCTGCTTAGAGACCTTATCTTCTAGGCCGGAACGGAATGTCCCGACCTTTCGGATACCGCGCGCAGCGTATGCGCCAGCCACTTAGAAGTCTCCGTCTTCGTCTTCTTCGTAGGACTCACTGTCGTCTTCGTCCCAGCTTTCTTCGCCGCGTGGTTTGCTCGCTTTGGCAGAACCAGAGGCAACATAGCCGTTCTCTTCAACTTCGTCAGCCCAATCGTCTTCACCGCCACCAAAGGTAGCCAGTTCGACCAGCATTACGGATTCCAATTGCAGCTTAACGCTAGCACCCACAGCGGTGTTCCACTTGTACGGAACCAGAGAGTACTTGACTTTCAGCTTGGAGCCGCCACCGATAATCGGCACTTCTTCCAGCTTCTTACCTTTGGAGTCAACCACAACCAGATTGATGTGCTTGGTCTCTTTGGTCTTCTTGTCTTGGAAAGACGCGTAGCATTTGAACTTAAAGGTAGTCGTACCGTCACCGTTATCGAAGAACGGCATGTCACCTTCATACGGTTTCAGCGGTTTCTTACCACGAGCTACAGTAGGCGGGTTAGCTTCGTATTCCTCAACGGCAGCAGCATAAGCCTCTTCGTGGCACTTCACGATTTCATCGACCATACGTTGACAACGCGGGTCTTTGTTGGGAATAGTCAGGTCAACTTTGTAGACACCACGAGGGTTCCCAAAGCCACGCTCTTCGTTGCCGTAGTCCGGCTTAGAGATGTAAGCGTAAGGTTCAGCAGTGCCCAGCGCAGAGGTGAAAATCTTCTTAGCCATAATGTTAATCTCCTTTAGGTTTCGTTTGGTTTCTCAGAGGGAGTCTTCACCTCCCTAATAGTGAGTCGTATTACTTCGGTACAACACAAGGTCGCACACGAGTAACCTCAAAGCCAGCCGGAACGTACTGCCATTCGGCTAACTCCACAGCTTCGTCT